TAAGCTATATTTGAGCTAGTTAGTTTCTTGGTATGCCTTCATATTTACACCTTGCGTATCGACGCAATGCAAGGGCGGCTGCAAAAAACTATACAGTTAAACCAGCAGATAACCAAGAAGCAGTAAAAAAAGCCAGAGAAGATTTTAGTTTCTTTTGTGAATATGTAGCTAATAAACCGCCAGCTGCTCATCATAAAGATTGGCACAAACACTTTGTAACAAATGAAGATAGTGTTTGTCTGAAAAGAATTGCAGGTCCCAACATAGACCTATTAGGTCCCAGGGGGCCTCTAGCAGTATCTACACCTATTGCTACCCCAAATGGATGGGTGCCCATAGGCGAGTTGCAGATTGGTGATCTTGTTTTTTCCGAACATGGACAAGTAACTGAAGTAGTAGATATTTCAGATTATGAAGAATCACCTACATGGGAGGTTGTGTTTACGGATGGTTCTTCTGTTCGTTGTGATGACCAACACTTATGGAAAGTGCGTCGACGGGGGACAGATGAAAAAGGTACCTGGCGCAGTATGACTCTTAATGAGATACGCACACAAAAAACAATAGGAAGCAAAGGGAATGGCCGCCCTGGAACACCAACCAAAAGAATTACCGCAACTTGTACCCTAGAAGAAAAACCTTGGTTAGATAGCAACAATTATTCGCGTTATCAGATTCCTGTTACACAACCAGTTGAATATCCAGAAACAGAATTACCTCTTGATCCGTATTTGTTAGGAGCATTACTTGGTGATGGGTCATTAAGTTCTGGCAATCTTAGATTGACTTGTGCAGATTCAGAAATTATTGAACGCTGTTCTTTGGTATTACCAGAAAATTATAGATTTAAAAAAGTAAAAAAATATCAATATAATATTTCACATAACAAAGGGATTCTTGCAAGCGGAAAACCAAATATTGTACGAGAAATATTAAAAACTTTAGGAGTTTATGGTAAAACTTCAATTGATAAGTTTATTCCTAAGTTTTATTTAACGGCATCTATACCTGATCGAGAAGCATTGTTGCAAGGTCTTCTTGATACAGATGGCACTGTTACTCCTACCGGGAGTGTATCTTTTTGTACAACATCTAAATTTCTTGTTGAAGACATAATAGAACTAGTTCAATCTCTTGGAGGAATAGCAACACGACAGACCCCAGTTTTAAATACATATTTAAATAAGTATCAAGAACGAGTGCGCACAACAACACCATCTTTTACTGTAGGTATTAAATTACCAGATAGCATTAAACCTTTTTATTTAAAACGTAAAGTCCAAAGATATACTCCATGCACCAAGTATCTTCCTTGCCGTGGCATTAAAGATATTCGTCCATCAACAATAGAAAAAGTACGTTGTATTGAAGTAGCTGATAAAGACCATACGTTTTTAACCAAAGATTATATTGTTAGTTCCAATAGCGCAAAAAGCACGACGCTAGGCTTGTTTACTGCATGGGCTATTGGTGTACATACAACAGCCAAATTACCTTTACAAATTCTTTATCTTTCTTATACGGTTGAAATTGCGCGTCCTAAATCTGCTGCTATTAAACGTATTATTGAAAGTCGTAAATATCAAGAGGTATTTCCTTCAGTAAGGCTTCTTAAGAACGTAACAAGCAATGAATATTGGTCTGTAGATCATAAATTTGCAGGAATTGAAAATATTGGGGATGAAATGTTTACTCTATGCGCTGCTGGTCTTAAGGGTTCGGTGACATCTAAACGTTCTCATCTTTGTTTAATTGATGACTGTATAAAATCTGCTGCAGATATAGCCAACCCTGATATACGTAAAGCAATGCAAGATAATTGGAACGCAGTTATTTCTCCAACTATGTTTGAAGGTGGAAGAGCAATATGTCTGGGCACTAGGTTTAGACATGATGATATACATGCCACTACATTCAATGAACAAAATAATTGGCGCCAGGTTGTATTATCTGCAATTCAACAAGACCCTAAAACAGGGGATGAACTTTCTTATTGGCCTGAAATGTGGTCACTTGATTACTTAAAAGAAAAAAAACGAACAGCACCTATTGCATTTTCTTTTCAGTACATGAATCAAATAGTAAGGCAAGGAGAATTGTCTTTGGCACCAGAACTAATAGTAAAAGCAGAGATAGCAACCGAATTTGATACCCTTGGCGTAGGGGTGGATTTATCTGCTGGTATTAAAGAAAAAAATGATTACACCGTAATGGTCTTAGGCGGACGCATTGAAGACCGTATTCACATTATCGATTACCGCAGAATACGGGCTATGGGCAATCTAGAAAAACTAGATGAAATGAAAGAATTGCTTAATGATTGGTCGATCATAGGAAAGGATGACAATGGGAACTATTTCCCAACCTTTTCTACTTGTGATATTTGGTCAGAAGCCGTCCAATACCAAGCTTCCCTCGAAGCCGACTTTAAGAGGATTTGCCTTAATGACGAAGGTCTGAACAACTTGATCTGGCACCCCGTCAAAGGATTCCGTGCAGATAAGCTGGCGCGGTTTAGGGGGATTATAGGCATGTTTGAAGAACGAAAAATAATCTTTAATCGTTTTCGGAACTTCACTAATCTCTTCGAGGAACTCACAAACTTCGGTGTAAGTAGTCATGATGATTGCGTGGATGCACTGGTATGGCTAGTAAATGGATTGGCCAAAAAAGGAAAGCTCCAATTTGATTACTAGACCTTAGAATAGTAACAGAAACAACAGGCTAACGCATTGGGACCCGAATTTCTGCTGGTTATTATTGGCTTTTCGGTACCAGCTGTTACCGGTATTGGATGGGTGACGAATAAATTATTGGGTCGGTTTCATGAACGCATTCTTCGTGTGGAAAAACGAATGGACAACACTGATGCCGATCTGAACTCCATGTATCATCGTCTACCTATTGAGTATGTTCTTAAGGTTGATTTTTTAAGAGAGCTGCAACAAATGCAAGAGAACTTTAAACAGATTAATATTAAACTTGATAAGTTAATTGAAAAGTTGTAATCAAATGAATTACGCCCTTGAGATACAAGAAGACAGCAACGGAGATTATTTTATTGAGTTTCCGACTGAGATAGTGGAAGCTCTCGGCTGGGCAGAAGGAGATATTTTAGAATGGAAACTTAAAGGTCAAGGTGTAATTTTATCAAAACTTAATGATCCAACAGGATATGAACCAATAGAAGAATAGGTTGATAGAATATAAACAATAATAAATAAATAGATGCGAGTAAGTGGATTTCAAAATATTCCGGGGGCACCTGGTAATTTACTAGCTGATTTTAATTTTTTAGCACAGAACCAAGGTCCTAGTACGCCTGTTAAATATTATCCTGATGCAAATAATGAAAAAGGGGGATTTCTTCCAGATCCTGGGGCAGGACGCATTAATAATGTGCGCTATAAAAAAGATCCTTTTGAGGGATATAGAACTCCTACCACTCCTATGGTGTCGAATCCACAAGGAGATCCTGGTCTTCTTGCACAGATTCCTTCCAATGTGGGAGCTTCCAGTTTAGGAGATCCGAATGCTTTTTGGATTCGTCCTCGGATTGGATATGATCAACAAGGTCTCGATGTAGGAGGAAGTTTAAATTTACCTATTGATCAATTTGGAAATATTCAAGTTACTGGAGGATATCGACCAGATTCAAGTACTTTAGATGTACGTGGATCAGTAGGACAACCACCAGGAGCTCCAGGATTAGGATTAGATTTTTTTATTAATAGAAAATTAAATCAAAAAAACCCTAACGATCTAGGTGGACAGCTAAGATATGAGGGCAGGTTTTAAGCTTTAAAAAGACAAGAAAGATGCTAAGATTTACAAAACTAAACCCCAATAAATAACCTGTGGACGCTAACGCTCGCCTAAAAGAAATTGTTGACTCCTATCTCGAAAAAGATGGCGGAGCAAACATTGATACAGGTATTGTTGCGTCTCACATAGCACAGATGAAACTTTTTGGCATCCGCCAAGGAGTAGAGTTTTTTCCTTCTCAAGATAATTTTGGTAATCAGCGCAAAGATTTTATTGATAGGGTATTGAAATACAACAGGATGGATACACGCCTGGATTCAATCTGGGAGTATTTCCTGTGTGATGGACAAGGTTTGTTTTATATTAGACCCACTGAGTCCAATTACCGACTTTACTTTTTTCGCCAGCACGAATATCGTTCTTACTACGGTATTAATGGTGAATTAGAAGAAGTAATTATTATCTATAGCTATAAAGTAAGGCAGGGAACAGGCTTTAGCGATGGTGTTAACATCACCAATATCTCAGGTACTGCTATTACTGGACCACAAGGGGCTAAAAGATATATCAAGTTATCAATTAAAGATAAGGTAATTGAAGAAACACATAGTGAAGGAGAAATTTCCTTTGACTTACCTAGTTATAATGTCCCAGGACGTACTCAAACATTTAAAAATACACTCGGATTTATTCCCTGTGTAGAGATTTTCAATAGTCCCAAGGGTTTTTCTAATGAAGGAGTAGGTGAATTTGACGCATTAGCTAATCACATCGTCACACATGACGAAATGGTACGCACAATGCGTAAAAATGTGCAATTTTTTGGTAATCCAACCCTTCTTTCATCACGACCCAAGACAGATCTGATGGAATCAGGGTCAGATTCTACCGTTCAACGTCCTTCTATTGCAGCAAATTCTGGTTTTACTGGATTAGGGGCCTTAAGTCAGTCAAGATTTAAGTCTGATCCCCTTTCTAGGGGCATGGATGGGCAAATCAGAGTGCCCAGGGTGATTGCTAACCTGGAACCTAATGATCGTGTTGGTTATATTGTCCCAGATGCAATTACTGGAGATCAAAATAACTTTGCACGGCAGTATCGAGAAGAAATACGGACAGCTTTAGGTGGGGTCGATGACCTTTCTATTTCTGCTGGCATTACAGCAACAGAATATAAGTCATTGTTTGGTCGTGTGTCAGCAACAGCTAAGAAAAAAGCAAACGCTATTTACACTTATGGTATTTGTAGATGTTTAGAATTAATAATTTATCAGGAAGAACGTTTATTTCGTGATACTTTAGCCGCCTCTAGTGGAATTGAAAAGCCAATAGAACCATCAGAGAATGCATCTAAAGCAGAAATTGATTTATATGAGGCTAGTTTAAAAGGATTTGAAGAAAAAGTTAAACAAATAATGAAAGCTTGTGTAGAAACGCAATATATACCAACAGGAGTTATGGGTTTAATACCAGACGGGGATCTAACCATGCTTTGGAGGTGGTTAGGTCCTGTTTACGAAGACTCCACGCAAGATATTTTAAACAATTCTATCGTGGTACGTAACCTCCAAGAATTAGGTGTTGATAGTATTGAAGCACTGAAATACCTCTTCCCTTCAAAAACGGATGAGGAGCGGGCCGCGATGTTATCGGGGTTTCCGTTCAGGATGGTCAACGAATTGCAAGGTGCTTACTCAGCTTTTGCAAAATTAGTGGGGGGCATGATGCAGACCCCTCACCCGCAGTCACCTGATTTACCGATGGCTGCAGACCCACGTCTTGACCTTACACCTTATCTGTATCGTACCTTAGAAGCATTACAAAAGGAGATGAGTTATGCAGGACGCTACCGTCCAATCGATCCCACAGATGAGCCAAGTACCAACCGCAGTAGCACCAAGCAGCTACGTAGCAGTACCAGCGCCTCAAGCTCCGGCACCGAGCTACCAGGGACCGATCAATTACCAGGTGGGTACCAGTTACCCCCAAGCGGTGCCTCAAGCACCTACCAGTTACCAATCAAGCCCTACTCAGTACGCCCCCCAATCCCAATCGGTAGCACCCCAGAGCAGCCCATGGGAATCGGCATTCAACAAAGTAGTGGGTCTGCTGAGCGCACCAGTCCAATCCCCGTTCCAGGGTCAACCCTCGGCTCCGACGCCAACATACGCCCCGGCCAATTACGGTCAGACGTACAACGGCCAAGCTATGCCCAACTTGGGGACGCAGACCTCGTATCCCAACCCGGAATCCTCAGCCAATTATTCCCAAACTTCCTCGAGTCCCTCACTGCCCGAAATAGCGGATTACCTGGGCCTGAGCAACGAAAGCCGCCAGGTGATCGACGCGTTCGGAGTAGAGGCACCAGCCGTCCTAAATAACTATGCGCTCCAACTGGAGACAATGTTGGACAATGCTGTTGCATGGGGCCAAAAAGCTAATGGTTTGTTGCACGGCTATGCCAATTTTGCTGTAAATGAACACCAAGAGAATCTCGCTTATAACGAAATTCTGACTAACCCTGATGTACTGAGTGACTACACTTTGAAGTTCTTCGGTCCTGAAGGTCCTTATCCTGTATATGAAAGTGAGGGCGAATTGGAAACACCCGGTTATCGTACAGAGCAAGTAGTACCAGAGTATGGGAACTTCCCTGCACCTCCTGATGCTGCTGCTCCGCAACAACCCCAAAACTTCTGGGGTGGATTTAATGAGATCATGGCACGAGATCCCCAGAATGCTTGGCGTGTTCTTAACCAAGCTCAACCAAACACAGTGGCTAGCAAGTTGTTTGTGATGGAGTGAGGCCATGCGTCCACTAATTAAGTATGGTATTCCCGCCGCTGCTGGCCTTGCTGCCGGTGGGATACTTGCCCAAGATCAAGAACCAGGTATTGCTGCTTTAGGTGGCCTTGGTGCTGCTCTCGGTACTGCTGCCGGTCTTAAAGGTGCTCGACTTGCGGGTAAATATTCACCTCAAATAGTTGAATTTTTACAAAATAAAGCTGTTACACCAGTTGCTAATGTTGTTGGTAATATTGGAGCACGTGTTCCAGCTGAATCAAAATACCGCAATCAAGCTGTTGGCACTCTTGCAGATGCACTGACAAAAGCAGAAACAGCAAAGCTAGGTGAAGGAGCACAACGTACTGTTGGTAAAGTTGCCGCTGGCCTCACTGTTCCTGTTTCGGCAGGTCTTGCCGCTCTTGGTGGTCAGGCTGCCGGGATGATTCCAGGCGCCATAGGAGTTCCTGGATTTACGCCACAGCAACAGCCCCTTGATCCTGAGTCTTATGGCTCTAGTAATTCCCCCGGTGCCCGGTACAAACAAACAACAGGCACTGCAGGCATTAGTAACTATTAATAATAGTTAAATTAATACCTGCTAAAATTTTCATAGATAAAGACAGTTGTACGTCTGAATCTTTTCACCATACATCCTGCAATATAGGAGGATAAACTAAAGTGTTTATTGATAACGATTTTCCAAAAATCTTAGGTGCAGAACTTTATCGTCCTCACCCTGCTTACATTTGCGAGATGGCCGTAGAACCAGTAGTGGTTCATGACTTTACTCGTCAACCTGGTCAAACTGTTCAACTTGATCGTTATAAATTCTGGGGCACCCCTGGTACTAAGGATAGCCGCGAACGTATTTCTGATCAAACCATTGGTACTGCCAACAGCCGTAACATCACAAAAGAAAAAGTTCTTGTGGTGCTTAAGGAATACACTGGTCCTGCAGATCCTTCTGATCCTACTCAGCCCAGTACCTTTAAGATTGCCCGTGAAACTCTGATTACTGCTCAGCGCATGTTGCTGGACACAGGTAATCTGAATATGTTCCATCAGTCAATTGGCTCTCTTACACTTCTTGATGATTATCGCTGTTGGCGTGATCGTGTGTTTATTGACGAACTAGCCAAAGCGGAAGCTAATGGTGAAGCATCAACAACACAAGGTGGTTACTACTTCCCAACTGGTGCAGGTAAGGATTCAAGTGGTCGCATTTCTTATACCAGTAATCAGTACACAGCTAACGCTCAACAGTTCCATGTATCTACAGACTTGTTGAATGTAGTTAAGGATCTCCGTAAACGCAATGTACCTACCTTCTCTGATGGTTTGTATCGTTGTATTTGTGATCCTACTTTCATGATGCACTTGCGTCGTGATGCTGACTTCCGTGAAATTGCACGTTATTCAGGTAATCCTGGCCAAGGCATGTATATGTCTGGTAATCCCATGATGCCCAATAACGCTAGCTTCTACCAAGGCCCTCAAGCAGGCCAAGGTTATTTCTTAGCTGGTGAACCTGTAATGCCTACTGGCGTTCAGTTTGAAGGTGTGAAGTTCTATGAATCTACCAACTTCCCAACCAAAACTATTACCGCTTCTTTTGATGCTTCAACCTATAGCTCTCAAGAAGTAGCTCAAGGTTTCTTCTTTGGTCCTCAAGCAGTAGGCGTAGGCGTGGGTGGTCCTAACGCTCAAGTTCTCATTAACAACAATGATGACTTCAGCCGTTTTATCATTCTTATCTGGCAACTGTATGCTGGTTTTGAAATCCTAAACAAGGACTTTGTTACCACTGCGTACAGCTTCGTCAGCGATGACGGCGTTCTTTGATACAATAAATAAAACAACAAGGAGAAATAAATGACTTATTTGACTTCCAAAAAGATCTACCCTGGTAACTGGGTAGAAGCTCTTAATGGCTGGGACAAAAACTTTGATTCCACTGGCGCTGGTGGAACCGCAAATGTATCCAAAGCTGGCCCTACATCTGTTCTGGCTATTCCCGGTTATCGTTATTTTCAGCAACGCGGTTATGTTCCTATAACCTGGATCTCTGGAGATGCTGCTACTTATGGCCAAACCATGAGTGTTATCATCCCTTCTCCTTATAGGCAAGATGATACCCGCACTGATATTACCGGAATGGTAATCAGTGGTAATTCCGTCCAACCAGGTTATGTTTATCGCGCTGCAATCTCAGTTGCTTCTGGCTGGGGAGACAATCGTGTTGCTTCTGGTGTTTATAACACTACCGGCAACGTAATTGCCTTTGGCCGCGATAACTCTGGCCCAGTTGCTGCTTCTGGTGAATCAGTTGCTGCTGCTGTACTATCTTCTACTGTTTCAGGTGAAGGCGCTGGTACCATTTATTTTGCAGGTGGTAGTCAAGCTTTTGGTTCAGTTCCTGTATTTATTGGACCTGCATCAGGCCTACAGATAACCGCTGGATCAGGTTTTGTAAACAGCGGTGCTGTATACAAACAGGTTACCTCTGCTGAAACCTATAAGGTATACTCTAAAGCTTCTGGTAATGCTACTACTGCTACAGGCGGTGTGTATATCTCAGCAGCAGACAAAAATGCTGGTCTAACTGGCTATTTGTTTGTGGAGATTTGCTATTTGGTTCCTGATAATGCTCCTGAGTATAGCGATCTAGAAGCTTATCTTAATAATCGGACCGTCAGTTCGACTTAATTAAGGTAAACTAATACCAGAACACCTGGTACCTATGCTTTATCAACACACCAAAACCGGCGCTCGGGTTAAAGTTATTAGCGAATGGGATAGTGGCGAATGGTTCATGGTCGAAGACCAAGACGGTCGCCTTTATACCGTTTATAAAACTGAGATCAAACCGGATGAGTCAGCTACTAAAACAGTTAAGACTCTACAGGTAAAAGACAAAGCAGCAAAGGAAGCACCTCGTGCTTTTCCCCCTGATCATCGCTTGAATATTAATGTAGCAACCGCTCAAATGATTGCTGACCATATTAAAGGGATTGGCCTCAAGACAGCACGTGAGATCAAAGACATACAGATGAGTCTTTCTGGTGAAAAGTTCAGTAGTCTAGATCAGTTAAAACAGATCAAACGTGTTGATTGGGACTCTGTATTTGCTGCTAATCTGGTACGAGTGTGATATAAGCCCTGCTTAGGCGGGGCTTTTTCATTTTAAAATTAAAATAAAGTAAGAAAATGACAAATTCAGGTGGTAAGTTTTTCATAGGAAATATTGGCAGTACTGGTGTATCTACTGGTCCTCATATTCATAAATATGTTAAAGATTTAAAGACAGGTAAGTATATTGATCCAGCAACGATTAAAAGTGCTTTAACTGGGGTTCAGATAGGAGAAAAAAGAATCCCTTTGGTTAGGCGTACTTCTACAGGTGGTTTTGAGTGGAATCCAGATACAGGATTAACAATTACTTCTTCATTTGGTCCAAGGCCTGCACCAAAGGGAGGAGCATCAACATTCCATCAAGGAATTGATTTTGCTGGTAATACTGGAACACCTGTTTATATGCAAGGTTATGGTAAAGCTTTACCTATACCATCAGCAGGTGGTTACGGTGAGTTAATGACGTTTAAAACAGCAGATAATAAATATGAATTAGGTTTTGGACATATGAGTAAGTTAGGACCAGAGGCCCAAGTATATGCATCAAATTTAAATACAAAACCAACTACACCTACGTTGCCAGAATCTGATTTTGCTATCTATAATCAAGGACAACAAGCAGGACAAGGATTGGGTGCTTTAGCAACATTAGGTTTTATGAGTAAATTATTGGGAGACGCAAAAAGCAGTAGAAGTAGTTCCAGTGGTTTGTATAATAGCTTAATAGGATCTTTATTAGGACCAGAGGAAAATACTGCTACTGATTTTTTGATGAGTTATATGAGACAAAATCCTTATGAAGTATAAGATTGATTTATTACACCTATAATAAAAGAATGATGGTAACAAGAAGTGCAGCTATCTGATTTTGACAAAAGTAGAGTAAGGTACCATCTAGGTTATTTTACTGTTTCTATTCCAGCAGGCGATTATGCTCGTCTGGAAGAGGCAATGAATACTGTACCGGATTCTTATTTTTATAATAAAATTACTATTCAAGTAGGTCGTTGTGATACAGCTGAAAAGAAAACTGAAGTTGCGTCTTCTCCTTCTACAAGGATTGAAAGCATCCTTGGAGACGTAGACCGTACTATTCGATCTTCTAATGCAAAAGAAGCCCTTAAAGTGTGGGATGAAATATACTTGTATGAAACAAATCGGCTAGCAATGATTCTTTATGTACCAAATTATAAAGATCCATTCCAAGCACGTTATCGTTATGAACGTTCAGGTGCTGAATATATTCAATCACTTCCGGGACCCGCTGATACTGCCGTAGGTAGTAATCTTTATCTTCACGTAAACCACAGGTAGTATCATGAAGGCACTTCAATTTTTGAATGCAATAAAAGGATATGGCGCTAAAGGAGCTCCTCGAGCATTTCAAGGTGTTGTAGATACTATTAGTGATCCACAAACATATCGAAGATTAGCAATAGATGCTGAAAAAGTATTAGGACGTACTCTTCCTCCTCAGTTTCAAGGATCTAATTTTGGTAATATTCCTGCTCGATTCACCGGTTTAATCAGTGATCTTGTTGAAACATCCGGTACCCAACGAGCCGTACAAGGAGGGATGGTAAATAGAGCCATTCAGGAAAGTGCGGGAATTGCTCCAAGACTTGCTAGAACTGCTACACAGACT